TCTTCGACGGCGGGATAGAGGGCGTGGTGGGGGGTGGGGAGGCATCACCCGGAACGGCGGCGGGCGTCCGCGGGTCGAGCGGCTTCGCCAGCGGCTATGACGGCGAATACACCGTCCCATACGGCGACGCCGGCACCTACTCCCGCTTCTTCCTGATCCCCAAGGCTGACAGGGCAGACCGAGAGCCGGTGCTGGGAGGGCTGTCCGGCATCGAGTCACGGCAGCAGCAGGCGAGCATTCACGCCGACCCCGACGCGGCGTGGGCGCACAAGAACCCGAACCACCCGCGGCGCAACGGTCATCCCACGGTCAAGCCCACCGACCTGATGCGCCACCTCGTACGCCTCGTCACCCCCACCGGGGGAACGGTCCTCGACCCCTTCTTGGGCTCGGGTACGACAGGACTGGCCGCCGAGATGGAGGGCTTCCCGTGGATCGGCATCGAACGCGAGGCCGAGTACGTCGCCATCGCCGAGGCACGGCTGAACGGCACCCAGCGCGGACTAGGACTGGAGGCGATATGACCTACGACCCCGATCCCCTGTGCGTCCCCGAACCCGACTCCGATGAAGCCCACTACGAAGCGGCCGCCGCCTACTTCGAGCGGCTCGAATTCGGCCAACAAGACCAAGGCGAGATGCGGGACCGCGGCCTGCTGTGGGGCTTCGCGTTCGTCATCGTTATGCTCGCCATCATCGCCGCCGCATTGCTGATCGGAGGTGGACGATGACCGCCGCCCTCATTGCTTGCATCGTCGTGTCCGACATCCTCGGCCTGACCGCCGAACCGGTGGACGTCCTCCCCGACACCGCCACCGAGGTATCCGGCACCGCCTCGTGGTACTGCGGCGGCGGCTCAGCCTGTACCCGCGGCTACCCCGAAGGCACGCTGGCAGCGGCGGCCGGTCCTGCCCTCCGGGTAGGCGACTGGCGCGGCCGGATCGTCAAGGTGTGCGGCAACGGGCGCTGTGTGAAGGTCATCCTGGCCGACTGGTGCGCCTGCCCGCGTCGGGTCATCGACCTGTACCGCGGGGCCTTCTCCAAGCTGGCGTCACCGTCGCGCGGCGTACTGCGCGTGTCGATCACATGGGGCGGTACCACGCTGGGTCTGCCGCCCACGGATACGCAATAGTCCGTATTGACATACCACACGGTCAAGCGCACCCTGCGCCGTGTCGCCCCGTTCGGGCCCGTAGTGTGCTGCGCCCAGAGACGCCAGCGCAGAACAGGCCGCATTGCTGAGTGAGTCAATCACCACCACCGAACGACCTGTACAGCGGCTATGGGAGCCGCCCTGTACCCGACCCTACCGAACTGACCGACCGGGCCATCGCCCGCCTCGAGCGGACGCTGATCACCTACGTCGATGGGGAGATCAAGGCGCTGGTGGCGCGGCTCGACGCACTCGACCGGGCGGCGACGGCGCGGGCGCTGAACGTCGATGTGGTCCACGACGACATCGAACGGCGGGTCAGCCACCTGCAGGAACTCCACGACCAGAAGTTCGCCGCCATCCAGGTGCAGCTGGCCGAGCGCGACTCGCGGGTGGCGTCCGAGAAGAAGGACGCCAAGTTGGCGGTCGACGCGGCGTTCGCCGCAGCCAAGGACACGGCGGCACTGCAGGAGAAGGCCAACCGCGAGGCCATCGACAAGTCGGAACGCGCCACCGCCGAGACGATCAAGACCAACCAGGAGTCGGGCCGCGCCTCCATCGCCGCGTTGTCCAAGGGGCTCGATGAGGTGAAGGACAGGGTGACCCGCATCGAGTCGGCCAAGGTGGGCGGCACCGAGAACCGGACCAACTTCTACGCCACCATCGGCCTGATCGCGACGGTCACCTTCCTGTTCATCGCCGTGTTCGGCTTCATCCTCGCCCGTACCCCGTTGCCGACGTGATGGCAGTGGAGATCGGCGACCTCGCCGTCCGCAACTACGCGCTGTTCCACGAGCGGCTGTCCGATGAGGCACAACTCGCCGCAGGCATCGCCCCGCTGACCATGCGCGTCGTGCTGGCCCGCGCCACGCTCGTCCTTCGGGCGATGCAGGGCGAGCTCGATGACCCCACGCCGGAAGCACGGCCACACCGCTGCCCATGCAAGCCATGTCGCGACTGGATCGAGACCAAGGGGGAAGGAAGGACTTCCCCATGAAGGGCCTCAACAACTGGGCGACTGTCGTCCTCGTAGCCATCCTTGGACTGCTGCTCGGAGCCGTGTCGGCCATCCCGGCCAAGGCCGCCCCAGCCACCATGACCGCCGAGTCACAGGGCTGGTGGCGCAACGCCGGCATCAACGTGCCCAGCCAGGTCGGCGCCCACATCCACGTCGAGGTCACGGTGCCGATGTCGGGCAACGTGGTCAACGGCACCATCGCCGTCCCGTACACCATCAAGGCGCATAACCAGATCGGCGCCATCACATCGTTCCGGGTATCGGACGGCTCGACCGTCAAGCAGACGTGGGCGGTCAAGCTCGGGCCATGCGTCGACTGCTCCGTCTCGGGCATCGTCAACGTCAACCTGTCGAACTGGGGCACCGGCCGCCGCGAGATGCGCTGGACGGCCAACATCCCCAAGAACAGCGAGGGCAACCGTCAGTACCAGTCGACGGGCTACCAGGTGTGCGTCCGATCCTGCACCCCGACCTACCGCTCGGGCTGGTACACCGAGGCGCGCGGCTGGTACGACGACGGCCACGACTACGCGAACGCTAGACTGACGTCAGACCCCAGCGCCATAGGTTCCGGCCGGACGATCAAGGTCTCGCTGAAACCGGGGTCGGGCGGGTCCACTACCCGACTAGCTGGGGTCTACATCGACCCGAACTTCCACCAAGGGAGCGCGGGTACGACCGTCATGACCCGCCCGAGCGCATTCGAGGGGAACGTCCTGCTGCCGATCCTGTCATCCGGCTCACATCGCCTCGTCCTGCTGTCGTCGGACGGCCAGAACGCAGGCGTGCTGGCCATGCCGTTCACCGTGCCATGAGCCGCGAGGAGGGCTATCGGGAGGGCTATAGGGTGGGTTATGAGAAGGGGCTGACTAGGATAACGGCGACCGACCTAGCGTTGGCGTTAGGGGGACTTGACCGGACGGGGTCTAATCCCGTGTTCGCTGAACGCTTGTACGCCGCACTGATGCTTCGGATTACCGAAGCCGAGCTTCCAGTTGCAACTCACGAGCCCTGGGACGACGTGCACCCGTTCACGTGCGGCCTCTGTGTGTGGGGCCGTGATGGCGCGTATCACGACGAGGCTGAATATCAGCGGCACATGACGGCGGCACACTCGTGAGCTTCGTCCGCCCGACGTTTCAGCCGCAGAATCCCGCCATCAACGGGTACTACCTCGGCTGGGCGTCGTGCACCTGCTACGCGGGTGCGATGGCCGCCAGCTACGACCGCCAGGTCAAGAAGATCGTCACCGGCGAGGATGTCCGCCGCCGTACCGGCGACACGGTCGGCGGCACGACGCTGGCGCAGGTCGACTCGGCGCTGCGGAGCCTGACCGGCGTGGACCTCGACGTGTACTACCGCCTGCCGTGGGCGTCCTTCCAGAAGAGGGTCGCGGCAGGGCAGGGCGCCATCCTCCAAGGCTGGTACGCGCCGATCGCCAACACGCGCTTCAACGCCGGCAACGGCTTCCGGGGCAACCACGCGGTGTTCGTGCCTCCCGATGCCCACGTCATGGACCCGCTCGCGGACGGCCGCTACGCCGGTGTCTACAAGTACCGCAATGAGCCCTACCCGTGGTCGCTGCTGCGCTCGTTCGCGGGCAAGTTGAACATCGCCGCCACGGGATATCGGGCACTCGGCGACGGCTACGTCTACGCCGCCTTCACCAAGGACCGGGTCAGCACCTACGCGCTGCGCTTCGACGGCGGCCAGAAGTTCTTCGTGTACCAGCTGGGACCGGACGGCCGGATCACCGGGCGGACCGAGCACGCCGCCTACTCGCAGGACACCTCGGCGCCCTGCTCGATGCCCATCTTCTACGCCTGGCCCGGGTATTCGGGCAGGATGCTGGTGCGTATGCTGGCGGGTGGGTTGCGGGGCGAGTACATCGACCCGAACCAGTCCGCTACCTCGCTCGAGGAATACCCATGACGGTCAGAGAAGGAACTGAACTGCGGAAGGTGCGGATGTCGACGGAACTGTTCGAGGCTATCGGGAAGATACAGGGACTTCATCTTCGGATTGAATGGGGCGAGCCCGACGCCGATGGCTTCTACACGCCGCTAGTCATCCGGACGGACGAGGAATACAACCGCTTCAAGGGTCTGCACGGTGCTGATGACCGACGCTATGCCCCAGCAGGGAGTGACGACGAATGACCGACGACTTCGAGGACCCGCCCAACGACGTGCCCGACGAGCCGCCGCCCGGAGCTCCGACCACCGTTCCCGATCCGGAGTTCACCGACGACGACGCCATCGACGGCACAGAGGACGACGCAACCACCACACCGGAGGACCCCCAGTGACTCTCAACTCACCGCAGACAGGCGTCGTAGGGGCGCTGACCGATGGCACCGGTATCAGTGCCATCACCGGCTCCAAGTTCGTCAAGGACTTCGTGGCCGACGTGCTGCTATCGGGCGCCGCAGCCCTCGCCGCAGCGCAGATCGTCGACATCGGCTCGGCCATCCAGACGCCTGATGTCGTGGCGTTCGCCCTCGCCGGCGCCACCATCCGAGCCGCGTATCGGGCGGTCCTGCGGTGGGCTACGTCATGAGCATCCCCACGATCCTGTTCGTCATCGCGCTGGTGCTGGCGCTCGTCGAGGAGTTCCAGGCACAGGGCCGCTCGCTCATCGGCTGGGCGGTCGTGTTCGTCTGCATCGGCCTGCTGTGGGGTGTGTTCGTGTGAACATCGGCGACTGGGTCCGGCGGTCATCGACCAAGTGGCACCTGGTCGACTCGGTCGTGGCGGGTGATGCGTTCACCCGCTGCGGTCGACGTATGCGCCAGGACGGCCTGCGGCTCGAGGTATCCGACGTCATGCCCTTGACCCGGATGATCGGCCAGCCCCAGCTATGCAAACAGTGCCAATGAAGCGTTGCGATCACTGGACCATGCGTGCTGGCAAGAAGTCACGCTGCACCGAGGAGGCGTTCTACGCCATCGTCGGACGCAGCCAGCAGGCCGCCCGTTGTCTGGAGCATGCCCGCCAAGGACGACAGGAGAACGGTTGGAACTTGCGGTCGCTGATGGCGAACGAGCGCAAGACCGGCGTACTCGACCTGTGGCCGTACCGATGAAGCGTGAGCCCTACGCCGACGACAACGCCCGCAGCAAGCGGGCCAAGATGGCACGCCCCAAGGACCTGCTCGGCTGGTACATGGCAGGCTTCCGCGAAGAGGTGCCCGACCGCCTGCACACGCGCGGCGTATGGCGTGATGCCAAGCGCCGAGGGGATGGCGACGGCTACGATCCGGTCGGCGGCTCGGTCATGGGCTCACCCCGGGTGGCCGACCCGTTCCGCGCGTTCATCGAGGACGACCCCTATGGCACAGAAGCCGCCGAGTACGAAGGCCACAAGGACATCCATAATCACTATCGAACGCCCATGCGCGCAGCACTCGCGCGACTTGCGGGCCGGGGACATCCTCACGACCCGTACCCATTCATGGCTCGGGCCCTGTACCGAACCGCCCTGCGCGATGGTGACTGGGATGGGGCTCTGGCGTCGCTTGGGATCATCGAGCCGGTGAGACGGCCCTATATCGAGGCCGCACTACACCGGCTGTTCGAGCGGTATCACGAGGAACCACCACAGAACTACTACCGCGAGGACGTTGCAGTCGCGTAGTATCCGCGCAACATCATCCCGATGCGGGCACCGGACTCCCGCAGGCATCGCCAGCCACACGGCACCGCTGGCGGTAGCGTCCCTAGGAGGAATGCGCTCGATGGACGAACCGAACTGGCCACCGCCAGAGTGGGGTACGCCCGAACCGGGCTGGGACATCCCGGTGAATGTAGGTCGGGTTGGCACCGAGGCTGACGTTTACCCCGTTGATCCTGTCGCTGTGGAACCGGTTCGCCCGGTTCGTCCTCAACGCTGGTGCGAGCGGCACCATATCGGCTATCGGTCACCGTCACGTCATGAGGAATGCCGGCCCAGACCGGCGCTGGTGGACAGTCTGACCGACGAGAAGATCGAGCCCACCCCGCAAGTGGTCGTCGTGCATCAGAGTCTTACCCACCGCATCAACGAACTAGAGAACTCCGTGCTACGGCTGGAACGCCGACTCGCTCGGCTGGAAGGTCGGCAGTCTATAGACGACATCCATGATGGCCCGTGGGAGATGGACCTGATCCACTAGGAGACGACATGCCTCGCACCCCGATCATCGTGACCCTCGCAGACGGCAAGGACCACCTCATCGTCGATGGCGAGATCACCGGCTGTGGCCAGATCGTCCCACCGAACACACCGTGGAACGAGAGCACCACCAAGCCGTGCAAGACGTGTTTCCCCGACGAGAAGGCAGCCAAGAAGGCCTAGATGCCCCAGCACCGGCGATACACCAAGCGCACCAAGTTGGCAGCGGTCATCGCTGCCGAGATGGGCGGCGTCGTCCAGGCTGAGGAACAGACCGGTATCCCCGAGTCGACGATCCGGTATTGGATGGATAAGCCGGAGTTCGCGGAGGTTCGCGCTAAGACGCGGGAAGACCTGGCGGACGAGATCAAGGTGGTCGCTCATCTCGCATGGCGCAGGATCGCCGAGGCGCTGCGAAGCGGTGAGATGGAACCGCGTGACGCCACCTTCGCGGCAGAGAAGGCCACCAGTCTCCAGATACTGATGAGCGGTGGAGCGACTGCGAGGACCGAAGCGCGTGACATCACCGGTACCATCTCCGACGCTGAACTCACCGCAGCCATCCTCGAAGCCGAGCAAGTCCTTACTGGTGGCGGAAGCCCGCCGACGGGTGAGGACGCGCCAGAAGGCTAAGGGCTACCCGGACTTCACCAACGACCCGGTCGGGTTCATCCGGGTCATTCTCGAAGACAGGCCGTGGACGATCCAGACGCGCATCGCCGAGTCCGTCCGCGATAACACCAACACCGCCGTACCGTCCTGCTTCGGTAGCGGCAAGGACTGGATCGCCGCTCGGCTAGCGCTGTGGTGGACGGCGACGGGCGGCATCGTGGTCGCCACGTCCAACTCGTTCCCGCAGTTGCGTGACATCTTCTGGCGCGAACTACGGACGGCCCACAAGAACGGCGACCTACCAGGCAAGCCGTCATGGGGCAACGACCTACGCTGGGACCTCGACGGGTCATGGGCTATCGGCAGGAAGCCGGACGACACCGACCCCGAGGGCCTGCAGGGTATCCACGGTAAGCGCGTGCTGGTCATCATCGATGAGGCCAACGGTGTGTCCGAGCAGTTGTGGACCGCCACCAAGGGCCTTATCGTCAACGAGCAATCGCGCCGGCTGGCGATCGGCAACCCCTACGAACCAGCAGGGCCGTTCTTCGAGGCGTGCAAGACCTCGACATGGAACGTTATCCCCATCTCCGTATTCGACACCCCCAACTGGACTGACGAGCCGGTACCCGAGAAGGCGCAGACCGAGCTCGTATCGAAGTTCTGGCTCGAGGAGCGCCGCAAGGAGGGCCTCGAGGGGACGCCGTGGTGGCAGGCCAAGGTACTCGGCCAGTTCCCCGACACCCAGTCCAACGCCGTCATCCCGCTGCAGTGGATCGAGCTCGCCAGGGTCCGCGAGCCGTACACCGATGCCCGGGAATGGGCAGGCCTCGACGTCGCCCGGTTCGGCAGTGACGACTCGGTCCTCGTGGAAGGGAACGGCAATGCCCCGGAGTCAGTCACCATCATCCACGGACAGGACACGATGGCCGTGGCGGGTATGGGAGCATCCTTTCTCCAGCGTCGACGCGGCGCCCTCGCGGTCGATGTCATCGGGGTTGGCGCGGGTGTTGTCGATCGCATTCGCGAACAGCGACTACCCGGACGTCTGTTGGATGTCAACGTGGCTGACGCCCCACTTCGCGACCCTGAACTGCTGCTCAACCTACGTGCTCAACTCTGGTGGGACGTTCGACAGCAACTCGACCCGCAGAACAGTGAACTGAGCCTGGCACGGCTCGATGAGTCGCACTACCAGCGACTCCGGGCGGAGCTCACCGCGCCGACCTACCGCATGACCTCGTCGGGCAAGGTCCAGATCGAGTCCAAGGAGGAGATGAAGGCCCGCGGCCTGCCGTCTCCGGACCTCGCCGACGCATTCAACCTCGCCATCCACGCCCGGTCACGCGCTCGACATCGGGTGTCTACCTTCGGAGCGGCTGCGTAGGACGCCCGGACACCACCTCCGTAGAAGGTTGGGTGTTCGGTCACCGGTGGCATGAAAGCCTGCCGGTGTGCCGTCAAGCGGCGGCTGGCCCCCTGTCAACGGCAGGGCGTACGGCGGCTAGCTGACGACATCCTACTACCCCCGACAACCCTCTTGGAGCTGCCGCGTGAGCGAATGGGATGACACCCCGTGGGCGGGCACCACCATCAGCGCCCCCAAGGTCGAGCGCCTGCCGTGGGACATCAAGGCCGTGACGGGTGCCGGCGTGTCCGCGTTCCTCAACGACCCGCCCTTGTCGTCGCTGCGACAGATGGACGACCCGCAGGCCAAGGCCAAGGCATTCCTGCAGGCCTACAAGTGCGGCTGGTTCTACAAGGCCGAGTCCAAGATCAGCGGCGACATCGCGCGCTTGCCGTGGACGGTCAGCGATGGGGACGTCGAGTCGGACGATCCCGAAGAGTCGAACATCCCCCAGCCTGACCTCGACATCCCGTTCGAGACGCTCAACCCCATCGACCAGTTCATGCGCCTCATGGAGCGCCCGAACCCCCAGCAGACGGGGCGCATGCTGCGCCAGAAGACGCACATCCGGCGGGACATGGCGGGCTGGACGTTCTGGTACCTCGAGGCCGCCTCACCGCTATCGCCGATCACCGCCATCTACGGCATCTCGCCTTCGCGGCTGTGGCCCAGCTACGACAAGCGGTCGGGCCAGCTGCTCGGCTGGATTCTCGACTACGACAAGCAGGGCGGCACGATGACGTTCGAGCCGTGGGAGATCGTCACGTTCTCCAACGCCTCGGCCGATGACGACAACACCTACGGCGTGGGCGTGGTGGAGGCGGTGTACGCCGAACTGCCGCTGACCGACTTGATGTCCAAGCACACCGCCGACCTGTTGAGTACCGGCGGACGGCTGGCGGGCATGATGTGGCCACGCGAACGCGCCCTCGACGAGGACGAGTTCAACGACGCGCAGCGGGCCTGGCGCAACGTGGTCAGCGATGCCAACTCGGCCAAGCGCATGCTCCTGTTCCCCGAACCGATGGAGTACGCCTCGGGTGCCTCCACTCCTGCGGAGATCGGCATCCCCGAACTGGCCGAGCTCAACCGCGACAACATCCTGACCGCCTTCCCGATCGCCCCCGAAGTGCTGGGTGTGTCGATGCCGGCGGGCCAGAACGCCTCGGGCGAGACACGCCGCGAGCTGTACGACTGGTACTGGCGGGGCACCATCGAGCCGCGCTCGGACAGCTTCGACGAGGTCATCCAGGTCAACATCATCAGCCGTTACGAGGCGCTGATGGGGCAGACGTTCAACTTCGAGACGAACCTGCCCGACCTCGACGACGCCTCATCGCTCTTGGAGAAGGCCGGCGCGTTCAAGTCGCTGGTGTCCATCGGGTTCGATCCCAAGGCGGCTATCAAGGCACTCGACCTCGACCACATCAAGTGGACCGGCCTACCGGCCCTGCTCGATCCGAAGAAGCAGGCCGAGATGGCGGCCGCTGCCGCTGCTGCACCGAAGCTGCCCGAGAACAATGGGCCATCGGCCTCGGTCCGAGACGACACCGCGGATAGCTCGTCGGTCAGCCAGGTCGTGGCCAAGGCGACCAAGGCCCGTACCGACGTGGTGGAGAGCAACGACCCCGACCTGCGGCGCTTCTTCGAGCTCCAGTCCGAACGGATCGTCGACGGTATCCGCGCCGACTGGCCACGCGGTGCGGCAACCAAGAGCAACATCATCCGCCGCGACTGGGCCATCAAGGCCGACCCCGACTGGTGGAACCAGAAGCGCGAGGACGACCTGCTCCGCGAAGTGCTGGGCAAGCTGTACGTTCAGGCTGCGCGGGGCTCGCTCCAGGTGGTCGCCGACACGCTCGACCTGATCGTCCCCAACCGGGCCGTCGGCAGGGTGGTGCAGGACCTCGTCGATTACGGCGGCGAGCGCATCACCGGCATCAATGGGCACACCCTCGAGGCGGTCCAAGCCAGCCTGGCCGAGGGCACTCGGCGAGGGTATGGGCTGGACCAGATCATCGACGGTGTGCCGGATGAAGGGTACAACGGCATCAAGGCGCTGCCCGAGTTCGACGACGCTAGGGCCGAGACGGTCGCCCGCACCGAGACGATGCTCAGCTACAACCGCGCCGCGCTCGACGCCTACGGCGAGTTCGGGGTGGAACGGGTGCTGGCATATGACGGCGACTACGATCCCGAATGCGCCGCCCGTGACGGCCAGACCTTCACCGTCGAAGAGGCGATGGCGATCGAGGACCACCCCAACGGCACCCTCGACTGGGCTCCGGTCACCGACAAGGCGTACCACGGCGAGCGGATCGTGGTGAACAACTACATCGGCGAGGCCATGAAGGCGCAGACCCCATCCGAGGTCCACGTCCACGTGCCCGAGATCAAGGTGCCCGAAGTGCATGCCGACATGGACCCGCTCATCGCGGCCATCCATGAGGCGGCGAGGCCGGAAGTCGACCTCGAACCCATCGTCAAGGGCCTGTCCGACCTGCTGGCCAAGGACGTCGTGGTCAACGTGCCGCCGCCACAGGTCAAGGTCGTCGAGCGCACCGGGCCACAGGATGTCCGCATCGTCGACGACATCACCCCACCCAAGACCAAGCGCGTCATCCGCGGTCAGCCGACCCGGCAGTACCCGCTCGGGCCGGTGACGGGCGTCACGGAGGAACGATGAGGTTCATCCCCAAGCAGCGCAGCCTGTGCGCCAAGTGCCAGCGCCCGATCGTCGAGCGCCGGCGCAAGCCCTGCCCCGACTGCGGCTCGCTCAACCGCATCGTCGCCCGATCCGTGGACGACCAGACGGCCGCCCGCGACAACGTGTAAGGAGTCACACGTGCCCAAGGACAAGTTCGAGCCGGTCGACAACCCGGAAGCCTTCTATCGCGACGCCGACCTCGTCGACTACTACCAGCAGGAGCTCGCCGCGCTGGACAAGGACGACAAGGGCTACGCCGCTGCCAGGGAACGCCTCGCCGCGGCCAAGCGCGCCGCCGCCATGACCCATGCCACCGTCGAAGCCAACTCCGAGGAGCCCGTCTGATGTACAAGCCGGTCG